GCAGCACTGCTGGTCTCATAACCACACTGGGATTCACAACCAATGACGCTTATTATGCTCCAGTACTGCAACAAAGTGTGAGCTATCAAAATCCACGTTGGAACGCATCAGGAACCACGCCAAGACCCACAGGCTCAGTGTGGAACAAAATCAACAGTGTGAATCTTGGTACCACAATGGTGGTAAAAAAATATTCCACAGCACTGGCAGCGTTTGTGCAACAGGCTGCCACAGTGTATGCCAATGACTGGACTGCCAATGCCAGTCTGGATGCAACCGGTGGTGGAAAAAATATTCCTGCAGGAACCACATACACTCAGTATAATGTGGATCCAGAAGCCAGCGGTGTGGTTGCAGACCCCTACAACAACACTTATACTCTACAGGTGTTTGAACGTGCGGCTCTGGGAGCCACAGTGGTCACCGGCGATGACACTACACCTGTATTCACAAATGGCGAAACATTTACTATTCAAACATCAACTGCCAATTCCAGCACGTTGACTCTTGCGGTCACGGCCACTCTTACAGGCACCACAACTGCGGCTTTTGTGTCAGCGGTGTCTGCTGCCAACGTGGCCGGAGTGACTGCCACAGTTAGTTCCACAGGTGCCATTGTGTTGACACAGAGCCTGGGTGGTGTGATTGTGCTAAATGATGTGACCGGTACGCCAGTGGCTGACGCAGGTTTCAACTCCACAGTGGCTGGCTGTAGAACCAGCGTAATCGATAATGATTCTACGTTGTTGTTGTCAGGCTGGGAAGCATTGACCTACACTGCCAGCGCCACGGCGCCAGACCAAGATCCTGCAGACGGACGCTATTGGTACTACAGTGCAGTAAATCAGGTTGACATCATGATTCAAGGGGGCACGGGATTTATTGGTTATCGCAACGAAACCAACGATATTCGTGGTGACAATCTGAGTCTTACTGATCCCAATGGCCCACAGATCTCGGCCTCAGCACCTACCACACAAAGTGATGGTACCACTGCCTTGGCCTATGGTGATTTATGGATCGACACTTCGAATCTTGAACTGTATCCTGTGATCAATCGTTGGTCTGTTGTGGATGGAGTTGATCAATGGGTTACCTTGGACAACACCGATCAAACCACTGAAAATGGTGTGCTGTTTGCAGATGCTCGCTGGAGTTCTACAGGCACAGTGAATCCCATCACAGGCGCACTACCAACCATTACCAGTTTGCTGACCAGCAACTATCTGGATGTGGATGCTCCGGACTATGAATTGTATCCAACAGGCATGTTGTTGTTCAACACTCGTAGATCAGGTTTCAACATGAAAGAGTTCAAGGTAGATTATTTCAATGCAACAGATTTTGCATATGACACATGGTCCAGCAGTACATCTTATGCTGCAGGTGATCAGGTGTTGTACAACGCTGAATTGTACGTGTGCATTTTGGCACCCACTGCCAATCAGGCACCCACCAACCCCACATACTGGAGTGACCTTGAAGTCAACAGTTGGGTCAACGCCAGTGGTAATCGTGATGACGGATCACCCTACATGGGACGTTTTGCTCAGCGTGAATTGGTTGTGGCTGCGCTCAAAGCAGGCATTGACACCAGTGTGACCATAAGAGAAGAACAGGTGCAATTCAATCTGTCGGCATGTACTGCTTATCCAGAACTGATTCCCAACATGGTGGCACTCAGCAACGAACGCAACAACACAGTGTTTGTGGTCGGCGACACTCCAATGCGTTTGCCAGGAACAAGTGCTGACATTGTGAGTTATGCAACCAACAATGCCGGAGCAGGTTACCCAACAGGTGATGGATTGACCACAAGTTCGCCATACCTGGGTGTGTTTTGGCCCAGTTGTCAAACAGTTGATCTTTCAGGATCGGTTGTGGTCACAGCGCCCAGCCACATGATGATTCGCACAGTGATCCGCAACGACGAAGTGGCCTATCCATGGTTGGCGCCAGCAGGCACACGTCGGGGTGTGATTGACAATGCTGAACAAATTGGTGTGATCAACAGTCAGACAGGAGAATTTGAAACTTTAGGAGTGAATCAAGGCCTGCGTGATGTGCTGTATCAAAACGACATCAATCCCATAACGTTTGTGCCAGGTGTGGGTATCACCAACTTTGGCAACAAAACAGCCTATGCTACCAGCAGTTCATTGGACCGCATAAATGTGGCAAGACTTGTGGTGTTTATCCGCAACAGACTTGAATCAATTGGCAAGCAATTTTTGTTTGAACCCAATGATCAAATCACACGTGATGAGATCAAGAATTCTGTGAACAGTCTCATGATTGACCTGGTGGCCAAACGCGGTATCTATGATTATCTAGTGGTATGCGATGACAGCAACAACACACCGGCCAGAATAGATGCCAATGAACTGTATGTTGACATTGCAATTGAACCTGTGAAAGCAGTGGAGTTTATCTATATTCCACTGCGTCTCAAGAACACAGGCGAAATTGCCTCTGGCTCAGTGGCAGTGGCACAAGCAGTCTAACCACATCGCTAGACACGAAAATGGGGTGGAAACACCCCATTTTTTTTGGCCCCAAACGATATAAATAACACTATAGGAGATACATATATGGCCGTAGCATCATTATCAAGAATGACAGTGCCCCTGGCAAGCGATCAAAGCGCAAGCAATCAGGGCTTGCTCATGCCCAAACTCAAATATCGCTTTAGAGTGGTATTTGAAAATCTTGGCGTGAGCACACCTAGAACAGAGTTGACCAAGCAGGTCATGGACTTCAAGCGTCCCACAGTGAACTTTGATCCCATTGTGTTGCCAATCTACAACAGTGAACTCAAACTGTCGGGCAAGGCTCACTGGGCAGATGTCACATGTACTCTACGTGATGATGCGTCAGGCGCTGTGACCAAACTGGTTGGTGAACAGATACAGAAACAAATGGACTTTTTGGAAATGGCAAGTGCTGCGTCGGGCATCGACTACAAGTTTACCACACGCTTTGAAGTGCTGGACGGTGGCAACGGTGCTGCCCAAGCCAATGTGCTGGAAACTTGGGAACTGTATGGTTGTTATTTGTCTGCGGTGGATTACGGTGATGCCAATTATGGCGTAAACGATCCAATGACCATTGGCATGACCATTGTGTATGACAATGCCAATCAAACACCTAGTGGAACTGGTATCGGTACTGCTATTGCAAGAACAGTCAACGATGTTGTGACCGGTGCAGGTATTGCCACGTCCCTAACATAATCTAAGGAACTACTTATATGCCTTGGGGTCAGGATTTCCTGACAGGTTTTTTTGGAGGGCAAGGTCTCAAAGACTATGCCCATGCCAGCAAGACCTTTAGGACCAATGGTTACGAACTTGCACCTAGAAAAAAGTTCCTGTTTCATGTGTATTTTAATCTCAACACAGCAGAGGTTCCTACACTGAGAAACATTTTCAGTGCCAGTGAACAGGCTGAACTGGGACTGCTGGTCAAAACCATACAGCTGCCCAATTACACACTTGACACCGAAGTATTGAACCAATACAATCGCAAGAGAATAATTCAAAAGAAAATAAATTATCTGCCAGTGTCCATGTCATTTCATGATGATGCTGGAGATCTAAGTCGTAATCTCTGGTACAACTACTACAGTTACTACTACAAAGATGCCAACCAACAGTATCTATCACCCTCCAATCAAAATGGCAGCATAGGCCAAGTGGCCAATCAACCAGGATTTACCTACAATTCCAGAGATATCTATGCCAACAATAGACCAGTCAATGACTGGGGCTACATTGGTGAAGGCTACAGTCAAGGCTATGCTGGCGGTCCCAGTACAGGATCAGGTGGTGATCAAACTTCAGGAAAACCACCATTTTTCAGTGACATCACCATATACGGTATGGATCAACACAAATGGGTAAGTTATGTGCTGATCAATCCTCTTGTGAAAGAGTGGAAACACGATCAGTACAACTACAGCGAAGGTGGCGGTGTGATGGAAAACTCCATGACAGTGGAATATGAAACTGTGAAGTACTATTCTGGTGCCATCGGCGGATCAAGACCTGATACCAACATCAAAGGCTTTGCTGATCCTGCACACTATGACAACATTAGATCAAGCCTGGCCAGACCGGGCAGCACAAGATCAGTACTGGGTCAAGGCGGCTTGTTAGATGCTGGAATTGGCATTGTGCGAGATCTACAAAGTAATAATTTGAATGGTGTAATTGGTGCTGTGCAAAAAGCCGGCACTGCCTACAACACATTCAAAGGCGCCAACATCCGGAGCGTGGTCAATGAAGAAGCCAATAGCGCAGTCAAGAGTGTGATACGCAACAGCCTTCCGGGTGCTATAAGAAACCAACAAAACGGGTCAGGCGGCTTTGTGTTTCCTAGATCGCCAGGAAGATAATCATGGGCGGCTCAGTCAACGCACCCAACGAAAAAAATGATCTAACCGTAAGGATCTTTGACGGATTCTACAATTATGAACAGTTTGTGAGTGTGGAAGAGTATGATGTGGTATATAGTTTTCTTAAGAGTGTGTTTACTACAGATGCTGCTGCCGGTAACTTTACAGTGGCCTTGTTTAGAATTGCTGACGAAACACGAACCCCTGTACTGACAATTCTGCAGAGTCTTGAAGGCCAAGACTCACTCACTCTCACACAAACCTTGTGCTACTATCTCAACAGTCAGAGAAGTGGCAGTACCTTGCTGGGCTTTGGTGCTGCAGTAACCCCCAACTACTACACCGCCAGGAATGTGTTGTCATGAGCAGGTTTGCCAATGGCACCTACACGCTGACCAATCCTGCCAAGTATGTGGGCAAAGGCACACCCAGATACAGATCCGGTTGGGAGCATGCTTTTTTTAAATTCTGTGATTCAAACGATGCTGTGCTACAGTGGGCGTCGGAAAGCATAGCCATACCTTATCGCAATCCCATCACAGGCAAGTCAAGCCAGTACATACCCGACATCTTAATGACCTATCGCACCCGAGACAATCAAGTGCGAGCAGAATTAATAGAAATCAAACCCCGAAAGCAAAGCGTGATTGAGGAAAAAATGTCATCAAGAGATCGTGCAGTGGTTGCAATCAATCATGCCAAATGGCATTCTGCGACATTATGGGCTAGGAAAAACGGACTCTTATTCCGTGTGATCACAGAAGATCAAATGTTCAAGAACGGTAGCAAATAGCCTGCACCACAGAGTTTGCGGTAAATATGGCATGACGAGAAAACTCGAAGATCTTTTTGATTTACCCCCAAACAACAGTCCAGAACCTGCTCCTTCTATTGAAGAAACACGCACCTATATTGCTGAAAT